GTGAATTTTGTGAGCAGTTTAATTGTAAAGTTCCATCAGTTGTTCCATCACCTTTAATTTGTAATCCAGCACCTGATGATGTTGATACAAAGTTTGCTTTGGCATCTGTAACTGTTGAATCTGATGGTGTTCCAATATCAAGAACATTACCAAGTAACATTATAAAATCTATTACATCTCCTGTTGCTAAATTAGATGCAAAAGTAATTGTTGAACCTGAAACTGTAAATGATGAGTTTGGTTTTTGTAAGATACCATTTAAAGATACCAACATATGATTAGCAGACTCAGGAGTTACATTAGTTGATGATACTTGCATTGTGTAAGCCGCTTGTCCATTGACTACACTTATTGCATCACAAACTTGAAAGTTTCCTACTATTGGTTCTTTACCTATATATGCCATTTTACGTATCTCCTAATCTTATAAACCTAAATCCTGTCATAATATCAGTTGAACTACCATAAAATTCTACTGAACTTGAACAAGGATTTGTAGTTGAGATATTAAATTTAAGTTTTACATTAGATGTGTCTGTAACATCAAGAATTGTTTGTATTGTGCCTTGAAATTGATTTGGTTCAGAAGTTCTAGGATTAAAAAATTTTCTTGCTCTTGATGTATAAGTAGAGTTGTTAGTTGTAATATCAATAGAACAATCAAAATCATCTGTTGAGGTTGTTATCCCTGTAATTTCAAAAGTTACTAAATAAATACCTGTTGCACTAAAAGAAAATACTCCACTTGATTGAGAAACATTTGAACCGATAGCAACATAAGATGCAGTTGCATTTTCTGAAATATTTGAAGTTATATAATTTCCTGTGGCATTTGTACCAGCTTTATTAAGCGTCAATAAAAATTCTTGTGCATTAGTTATACCACCGCCACCAACTAAATTAGCATCTAATCTTTTTAAAGTTCCAGCATCACTAATTAAAAATTCATCTGTATCTGCTGGTGCAGTTGCTAAAGCGTCAAAACCTGAAATAGCAGTATCGCCAATATGAGTAGAATTAATAATGTCTGCCGCAATATCAGAACTTGTTAAAGGTACTGGTGTTGGAGTTTTGCCAATATAAGCCATTTATACTCCTATGTTATTTCTAATATTGATAATGTTGCGTCTAATTTTGCCGCTACTGAACAATCTATTTTTAAAATATCAGTTGCTTGTAAAACATATTTACCACCTGATAAGACTTCTAATGAACTTCCAGCTGGTATTGTAACACCATCAATTAATTTTACTGTTTCGTTTGTTTCTGTATCTGATGTGTCTGATACTAATTGAACATCTGCTGTTACTGTTGTTGTGTGAACATTACAAAGTGTTAGTCCAATTACAATAGTTTGAGTAGATGATGGGCAAGTGTATAATGTTAATGGAGTGCCTGATGATGAGGGCATAGCCGCATTTGTTTTTACTTTAAAGTTATTTGCCATAATTTTATCCTAACGCAATCGCTAAAGCTGCCGCTTGTGGGTCTGTTTCTGCTATTGTTCCTGTGACCGACATTGTACTACTTATAGCATTTGTTGATGTGTTAATACTAAATAATTCTATATTATCTGAGCCATCATTTATTTTAACTTTTAATGTATTTGAAGTTCCATTATCAACCCAGATTGTGCCTGTGGCTACTGAAGCTGGTGCTGAACTTCCTATGTGCATAGTATTCAATGCACCAATAATATTGTTTAATTCAGTTCTAAAACTTGCAAAACCTTGATTGGCTAAAACTACATCTGATACTTGACTCATATAATCCTTTTATTTTATTTCCTTTATGATTTCAAGCCGAAACCTACTACTTGTATAAAACCTTATTGTAAAGCCTGTTTTAGACTTGCTTGTAATCTGATAATAGTCGCCTGATACTAAACCTTGTGCTGAAATTCCTATACTTGGAGTTGCGTAAAAAGAATTAACAAAAGTAATCGTTGTTCCTGAAGCATCTGAAACTACATCTTGTCCAGCTTCAGTTCTTTTTTCCATATTTACTTTTGCTTGTAATGTGTGAACTTTTGCTCTGACCTTATTATCATCACTTGTAATTTTACATCTAAATTTAAAAAATTTACCTTTTATTGTACTTTGTTGTGCAATCTTTTGAAAACTTGTAATGTTATCAAGACTTGTATTATCTGCTCCAACCTGTACTTCTGCTCCACATTGAATTTCAGGAGACCCATCAAAAGGTGCTTTAGCATCTTCAAATTGTGTTGCACCTCTACCTGAATCAAATAAATCATATTCATCTTCTGAACTCATACCAATAACAGCACCTAAATTAGTGTCATATATTGCATCAAGACTAAGAGTATTATCAAATGTATAAAAACCTGATGATTGAATATTACCACCAAAATTTGTTGGATTAGATGTAGAGTCTGTTCCACCTAAATCAAACACTCCATCTGCTGATTCCATGTTGCCAACTAAACTATCTACCTGAGTAATAGTATCTAAAATCAATACTTTTCTACCAGCATTATCTTCTGATACTGCTACATTACTGTCTCTTGTTCCATCAAAATCTGCCATTATTCACTCAAAGTTAAAACATTTGTAAAATTTTGTAATCCTGAAATATTAGTTGATATAATACTAGCTTCTGCACTAGAGTTGCCTAATTTATCTACTGCTTTTATACAATAACTTCCAACCTGTGCATTTACAACTAAACTATTTGATTTTCTTCTTACTACTTTTGCAATAGGTGTACTTTCATTCCAAGTAGCACCACTCGTCACATCTTGAAATCTTATTTCGTACCAAGATATATCTAAGTCATCAACAGGTGTCCATGATAACTCCATTTGATTTGAGCCAACCATTGATACCGACAAGTCATCCACATTATTGGGAATTTCTGTGGCTCCCACAATTTTTCTTGAAGCTGAAGTATAACTAGAAGAAACTCCAAAACTATTGATAGCTTTTACTCTTACATCGTAAGTTATATCATCAACAACATTTATAAATTCGTGATTTAATTGTGTACCACTAGATATTATTTTAAAATTTGACTCAGTAGATTTTTTAGCTTCTACTTGATAATACTGAACAAATTGGTCTGTACTTGCACCAACTAATATATTTAATCTAGTTAAAACAATACCATCAGCATATTCTATTAGTTCATCTGTAAGAGTCACAGAAGCTGGTGCTTGTATAGAAAATGGATTTGGTAAAGTAGTTGATGGTGTACTTGATACCTGTCCTTTTGTTGCAAAGGTATAATGAGATGCTTGATATTCTACTAAGTTTAAATTGATAGTATAATCCTCGTTAAATGTCATAGATAAAACTCTAAATGCTTTACTTGAAAAACCTAAGCTAGATAAAGTGACATTAACAATATCTCCTATGTGTAGTTCATAAGCTTTAAATCCACAGTTAATACTAAGACCTAAAGACTCTCTTGATCTTCTTAAAATAATCTCAGCCATTTCCTCAGCTTGATATGGAGATGTTATAGTTCTAAAATCAAATCTACCCTCTAGCAAAAATCCACCATCTGCTGTTTTCATAGTTGCGTGTTTATCAGCAGTAGCATATCCACTATCGTCTATGGCTGGATATTGTATTTCATCTACTTGAAAGTTCCTGTCAGGATTTATAAAAGAAGCAATAACTCTATTATATTTAGAATTTTTTGTAGGAGAAGCTAAAGCATATCCACCAATAATATCATCTTCTGTTAAAGATATTGATGCTGTACCTGTTGTCTCAATAACTAATTTATATTTACCCTGAACATAAGGAAGATAACCTCTCATTCCTTTTACAATATCTCTTACATTGTCTAATACTTTTTTAGATGTATCTACAACAGCATTACAATCAAATAAATTAATATCGCTACCACCTGAAAATGGTGTGACTTGTGTGACGCAAACTTGTGAAGCATCATAAAAACTTTGTAAATCTAAACTTGTTGTTGCTAAACCTTTTCCATATCTTTCATTTCTTAAATAATCTAATAAACAAAAAGCTGGATTAGTTGAAAAAGATGCAGTTTGCTCTGATAAATTAGATGCCAATGTAATAATTTTTTTACCTTTTATTTTA